CTGGTTTTGTTAAGAAGTATCTGAACTCTTTTGAGTTCATCACTTTGGGATTTGATATACCACGCTATTGGTGCTACTATCACCGTGAGCAGTATGTTCCATATTGTTGCAAGTTCTAATACCAAGGTATACCTATAAATTACTATGTAATTTTAACGATATACCTAAAAAGGTATACCTTATTATACAGGTATACCCAATAAAGGAGAGGATGTAAAGAGAAAATGGCAGAAAGAAAATCAGGTGCATTAGATTTCATAAAAGCCCCACCCACCCGACCTAGAGGTATAGACCCTTATAGTCAGCCTTATAGTTTAGGAGATATTGAGTATCTCGCATATTTAAGAAATATTGCTGGTGATAGTAAAAAAACAGAGCTTGCTATAGATGATATAGAAAGAGAAACTGGTGGTGACTTTGGTAAAGTTATAAAAGAAGTAACTGGAGAGGGTCAATTACCAGAAAAATTTTTAAAAGGTTTTTCAAAAGAAAAATTTTATGGAACCACTAGAAGAGGATCATTTTATCCAGAACAAAAAGATAAAGATATTGACAGAACGATACTTGTAAACCTTACGGACTATAGAGACAAGTTTGGTGAAAAGTACGACAAAAGAGATATAGACAGTCGTTCTTTTTTAGAAAAACTAAAAGGTTTACTCGGATATGAAAGAAAGTTTGATCTTGAAAAAGAAATAGAAGAAGGTGACTTTCCATCAAAAGAAGAAATGGAAAAGCTTCAACAAGCACAAGAAGCCGAGGGAACAACACGGCATGAACTAGATCATTACTTTTTTGATCTAATGAAGCGTCTAGGATATGAATTACCAGGCAAGTTAAGTAAAGGTTCTTATGAAGAAGCTTTTGTTACAGATACAGACTATGTTTTACCAAAAGATAAATTTGGCAGAGGAATGGAAACACAGTATTTTAAAAGAAAATACTACGATAAATATAATGAAATATTGGAAGACATGGCAGAAAAAGAGCTAAAGAAAAGGCGTGGTTATAACATGGGAGGTTTAGTTGCGATGCTAAAAGGATTTAAATGAGTGAGTATAGAAGATATCATGCATCTAAAAAAATGAAGCAAGAACGGGCTTTGAGAAATAAGAACCGTAGAGCTGCTTTAAAAAAAGGAACAGTAAAGAAAGGCGATAAGAAACACATAGACCACAGGGATGGTAACCCACGGAACAATAGAAAGACAAACCTAAGAGTTGTATCTGCTAGAAGAAACAGAAAAAAACAGTGAACATTCAATCCAAAGATATAAAAGATAAGATCGCTCTTCTTCCTATAGACCAACAAAAGGAGATGCTAAAGCTTTTAGAAGAATACGAAATAGCAAAACAAAAAGATACAGCCAAGACAGACTTCTTATCCTTTGTTCGTATGATGTGGTCGAGCTTTATCGGAGGTGAGCATCACGAAATAATGGCTGATGCTTTTGAGAGAGTGGCTCGTGGTGAGCTAAAAAGACTGATAATCAATATGCCACCCCGTCATACCAAGTCAGAATTTGCATCGTATCTTTTTCCTGCTTGGTTTTTGGGGCAGTATCCAGATAAGAAGGTGATCCAAACAGCCCACACTGCTGAGTTGGCAGTTGGCTTTGGTAGAAAAGTGCGTAACCTCATACAGTCAAAAGACTTTCAGAATGTTTTTAGTGGCATTGAACTGTCTACAGACAGTAAAGCCGCAGGAAGATGGAACACAAACAAGCGTGGTGACTACTTTGCGATAGGTGTTGGTGGTGCTGTAACAGGTAAAGGTGCTGATATTCTCATAATTGATGATCCCCACTCGGAGCAGGAGGCACAATTAGGGCAGTACAACCCTGATGTCTACGACAAAGTATACGAATGGTACACATCAGGACCTCGTCAGCGTCTGCAACCAGGAGGTGCCATCATACTTGTGATGACCAGATGGTCAAAAAGAGACCTAACAGGGCAAATTATCAAGAGTATGTCCGAAAGAGAGGGTGCAGATGAGTGGGAAGTCATAGAATTACCTGCAATTCTACCTTCTGGTAAGGCATTATGGGGTGAATTTTGGAGTTTAGAGGAGTTAGAGAGCCTAAAAGCTGAATTACCTGTCGCAAAATGGAACGCACAGTACCAACAAGACCCCACATCGGAGGAAGGAGCGTTAATTAAACGTGAATGGTGGCAAGAATGGGAAGAAAACGACTTACCACCCTGTGAATGCATCATTCAATCATGGGATACAGCGTTTTTAAAGACAGAAAGAAGCGATTATAGTGCCTGTACCACATGGGGAGTGTTCTATCATCACAAAGATGTGGATCAAAGCCGACCCCACCTCATCCTACTGGACGCATTTAAGGAAAAGCTAGAGTTTCCAGAGCTAAAACGAGCCGCATACGATAAATATTGGGAATGGGAGCCTGATCAGATGATTGTAGAGGCAAAAGCATCTGGTGCGCCGCTTGTATTCGAACTTAGACAGATGGGAATACCTGTAACAGACTTCACCCCCACTAGGGGTAACGATAAAATTGCTAGAGTTAATGCTGTTACTGACTTGTTTTCTAGTGGTAGTGTGTGGTATTATTCAACGAGATGGGCTGAAGAGGTTATCGAAGAATGTGCATCTTTTCCGTCTGGTGAGCATGATGATTTAGTTGACAGCACTACACAGGCACTGTTAAGATTTCGTCAAGGTGGATGGGTTCGAGCCGAAAGAGACGATTGGGATGACGAGCCAAAATACAAGAGACCAGTAGAATACTACTAAGGAGCAGTTATGGCAGAAGAAAAGAAAAAGAAAGACGGTGTGACCTTTAAAGAAAGAGTTGAAAGGTCTATGGGTACAGATTTTGGTAAAAAGAAAGCCAAAAAAATTCTTGAAAAAGATAAAGCAAAAGGAAATGATCCTAACAGAATAGTTGCATTTCCACCAAAGAGAGGACCTGGCTTACCGAAGCAAGGAGTATCCACTGCTCCACCAAAGCCTAAAAAACCTAAACAGCCAAACTTAGCTAAACCTGCAAAGATTGTTAGGAAAGGACCTGCTCTAGGAGATACTCCGAAGAAAAGCACAGCAAAAGGTCAGGCAGAAAAAGGAGCAAGTCCTTTAGCCAATAAGCCAAGAAGTATAGCTGAGGCAAAGAAAAGAGGTGAGGTCTACTTTTTCGATAGTAAAGGCGTAAAGAAGATAGCCGCAACTGCAGCAGACCTAAAAAGAACAGGTCTCAGTCTACGAGAGTATGCAAATAAGTTTGCACCGAAGAAACAAACTAAGAAACAAGCAGAAGCCTTAAAAGGATTTGCCGCTACAAAGAAAAGAGGTGGTGGTGTTATGAAGAAGAAAAGCTACGCAGGTGGTGGTGCTATGAAGAAGAAGGGTGCCAGAGCAGGTGGAGTAATGAAAAAGAAAGGTATGGCTGCAGGTGGTAGAAATACCATGAAAAAGCAAATGATGCGTGGTGGCGGCATGGGTATGATGAAGAAGAAGATGATGGCTGGCGGTGGAGCAATGAAGAAAAAAGGTTACGCCAAAGGTGGTAAGATTATGAAGATGAGAGGTGGAGGACTAGCCACTAAAGGCACCAACTTCAAAATTAGATAATGGCTGTAGATAAAAACCTTGAACCCTTTGA